GATTCATTCATTGCCTTGGTGGAATACATCATGGAATCCTGCTGGAACGGGAACTTCTTTTTCTTGTCCTTATCCTCGTCTTCCTTTTCTTTTCCTTCCTCTCCATCACTGCCTTCCTCCGGTTCTTTTTCCGGCTTATCAGGCTTTTTCTTCTCTTCATCCGTCTCACCGGAAGAAAAGAGTATCTTATCCGCAAATCCAAGCTCCACTGCCTTCTTCGCATTGAACCAGGTCTCATCGTCCATCATGTGGGAGAGCCTTGCACGGGTAAGCCCCGTCTTGAATTCATAGGCATTTAAGATTGATTCCTTGACCTCGTTTAACATGGCGATTGCTTTCTGCATATCCCTTGTCTCGCCCATTGCCATGGTCGCAGGATTGTGGATCATCATCATTGCAACAGGGGATACACAGACCGTGTCTCCTGCCATTGCGATCACGGATGCTGCCGAAGCTGCAATGCCGTCTATCTTTACTGTCACGCTTCCCTTGTAGTCACAGAGCATGTTGTAGATCTGTGCTGCTGCGAACACATCACCACCTGGAGAATTGATCCACACCGTGATATTTCCGTTTCCGGCATTCAGTTCATCCTTGAACAGCTGCGGTGTCACTTCATCCCCGTACCATGTTTCATCTGAGATCATGCCATTTAAAAAGAGCGTCCTTTCCATGTCAGGTACGCTCTCATCTTCATTCTTTATCCAGTTCCAAAACTTCCGCTTCATCGTTTACCTCTCTTTCCGCTGTTTTCCTGTGCCGGAGTGTTCTGCTGTCCTGTATCTGTCTTTGCAAAAGCCCCTGCATCCTCAAGTTTGGTCATTGCTCCGTTTATCAGATACAGGTTTCCCCCTTCCTCATCCGGGATCGGATTCATGTTTTCCATCTCACGGATGTCATTGGCAGAAAACCATCCGTTCTGCCTTCCGACTGCATAGCCGTTCATCCTCGACTGGTAATCCCCACGGAGCAGACCGTCCACATTCAGCTTGATAAAATACTTTCCTTTTTCACCAGGCAGAAGGAGCGATCTCTGTAAGGACTGCTCCCATCTGATCACCCACGGATCAAGTGTGTATTTAACGAACTCCAAGGACTGCTGCTCGATATTGGAAAAGCTCGACTTATCAAGGTCACCGACCATATGTGGCGGTATCCTGTACAGTCTTGCGATCTCATTGATCTGGAATTTCCTTGTTTCAAGGAACTGTGCTTCTTCCGGTGGTATCCCAATCTGCTGGTACTTCATGCCTTCCTCAAGCACTGCGATCTTGTGTGCATTACTCACGCCCCTGTACACAGAATTCCAGGACTCCCTGACCTTTGACGGGTCTTTCAGGACACCCGGATGCTCCAGAACACCGCCCGGATTCGCCCCGTTTGCAAAGAAACTCGCCCCGTATTCCTCACAGGCAAGCGTCATGCCGACAGCGTTCTTTGCCATCGCAATCGGAGAATATCCGATCAATCCGTCAAACCCAAGTCCGGGGATATGAAGCACATCCTCGGCTTTCAGTTTGATATTTCCATATTCCTTGAACGTAGGGTTCTCATCACTGTTTCTGGAATACACATAATAGATGTTTCCTTTGTCATCCCTCTGAACCTCCATCTTGTCCGGAAGGAGCGGATACAGTCCAAGCACCCTTCCAGCCCCGTCCCTTATAATCTGGGCATAAGCATTTCCCCATATTAAAAGATGACTCATCAGTGTTTCCCTGAACACAAATGAAGTCATCTCCGGGTTCGGCTCATCATGGAGCAGATAATATAATGGATGGTCATGCACCAGTTTCTTGCCTCCGTCATCCTGATACTCATATACATGAAGAGGTAAGGATGCGACTGCCTCCGCAAGTATTCTGACACAGGCATATACTGCCGTGGTCTGCATTGCCGTTCTTTCATTGACAGGCTTTCCGCTCGTTGTCCTTCCAAACAGAAACGAATATCCTGCATCTGCTGCCTTATCCACAGGCTTATCCCTTGCCTGTCCGAATCCGAATAAACTCTTAATTCCCATGTGACACCTCCTAAAAAATGGGTACAAAAAAAGCACCTCCGAAGAAGTGCTGTTCCTGGTCATCTCTGATAATTGTTTAGTCGTGGGAATTCTTTCCCATTCCTGTAGTAATAATATTTTCTCAGTGCATTCTGCATTGGATTTTTCTTTGGGTTCTCAAGCGGTTTCAGTTTCATCAGCGAATCATACATAAGGTCATCATCCGCTACCACTGTTTCCAGATTCAGTCCGAGGATTTCCTCTGCTTTCAGTGCAAGGGACTTCCTTGTCTGCGCCCCATGCTCACCGCTAAGTTTGGGGTCTTTTTCCATACTGTTCATAAAAAATTCTTCCTGCATACGAAATACCTCCCTGTGCTTTTCCTATATCTTAACACAGAAACATGCAGCCGGATTATGATTTTACAGAATCATACACGGCTGCATCAGAATACAAGAATACCCCTGTCATCATACACGCTTCCGTCACTGCCTTCATTTCTGATTGCACGGTCAAGTGCCATAACGGTTGCAACGGCCCCGTCAATCTTCTCTGTGGATTTTTCCTTATCCATTTTGATGTTTCCCGCTGGGTCCTGACGGACAAACACATTATCCATCATCCAACGCAGCACCTTATGTCCGCCATGTGCGATCCGCTCCTCCAATGTCAGTTTCATCAGTTCTTTTGTCGGTGGACTCATATCTTTATAACCCTGTCCGAACGGGACAACGGTAAATCCCATGCCCTCAAGATTCTGCACCATCTGCACAGCTCCCCATCGGTCAAATGCAATCTCCTTGATATGAAACTTCGTGCCAAGTTCATCAATGAACTGCTCGATAAATCCATAATGGATGACATTTCCTTCCGTAGTCTTTAAACACCCTTCGGCTGCCCAGACATCATAAGGAACATGATCCCTTCGGACACGTAGTCTCATGTTATCCTCCGGTATCCAAAAGTACGGAAGAATCACATATTTCTCCGTATCATTCCTTGGCGGGAACACAAGCACGAATGCCGTGATATCCGTGGAACTTGAAAGGTCGAGTCCGCCATAGCATTCCCTTCCGAGAAGCTCCTCCTCATTCACGGCAAAGGAACAGGCATCCCACTTATCCATCTGCATCCACCTGGTGCTCTGTTTCACCCACTGGTTCAGACGGAGCTGCCGGAATACGTTCTCCTCTGCTGCATTCTCTTTTGCACTGATATATGCATTCTGCACTTTCTCAATGTCTATCGTGTATCCGAGTGACGGATTTGCCTTATACCACACATCCTCACTCGACCAGTCATCCTCATCGGATGCTCCGTAGATCACAGGATAAAATGTCGGATCTATCTTTCTTCCCTCTATGATATCCAGAGCCTTCTGGTGCTGTTCAAAACACACGGAATTCCGGTCTGTCCCGGCTGTCGTGATCAGGAAGAACAACGGCTGTGTCCTGGCATCACCGGAACCCTTGGTCATGACATCGAACAGTTCCCTGTTCGGCTGTGCGTGCAGCTCATCAAAGATGACCGCATGGACGTTCAGTCCATGCTTTGTGTATGCCTCTGCCGACAGCACTTGGTAGAAACTGTTGGTTGGTTTATATACAAGCCTTTTTACGGACATGACGGGCTTGATCCTTTTCTTCAGTGCCGGACACTGATCCACCATATCCACCGCAACATCAAATACGATGGAAGCCTGCTGCCTGTCGGAAGCACAGCCGTAAACCTCTGCTCCCCATTCACCGTCACCGCATGTCATATACAGTGCAATTGCAGCCGCCAGCTCCGATTTTCCGTTTTTCTTTGGTATCTCACAGTAACAGGTATTGTACTGCCTGTATCCGTTTTCCTTTACCGTCCCATAAAGGGTACGGATGATCTCGTCCTGCCACGGGAGAAGTTCAAACGGAACTCCCCGCCACCTTCCTTTGGTGTGTTTCAGACAGTTTATAAAATTGACCGCATGGTCTGCTTTTGCCTTGTCGAACATTATCCTGCACCGCCTTTCACAAGCAGAAGCTCCATTTCATCGTTCTGCTTATCCTCACCGCTGTCCGTGGAGATACGGCTTCTTGCGGACGGTGTCAGTCCGAACTGCTCACAGAACTTATTCATGATCTTCAGATAGGTCTGGGCAATGGACACCTGCGGTACCTGCTGCCAGTATCCGCTTGGGGTCTTTACGATGGTCCCGTGCTGTGTAATGAACTCCTCTGCCTCTTTCCATCTCGCATATGCCTGGCAGTATCCTGCGAATGCTGCCATATCGATCTCCGTAAGGATTCCTAGGTGCTCCAGCTGTTTTGCCATCCGCTTCCATTCCTTCTTTGCCTCATCCTCAAGCCATGCCGGACAGCGCGGGGCCTTTTTATCAGGCTTTGGTTCGCCAGTGTTTAGACTTCTCTTGCCCGGATTGCCCTCCAGCACCTTTACTGCCGTAGGCTTTGGTTTTCTTCCTCTCTGTGCCACTGTCCTCACCTCCCCTTAAATGGCATAATAAAAAGACCTCCGAAGAGGCCTTCCGATTTGTGTGTTTATTCTTAAAGTGTCATTCTTATTGCCGGAATTCTTGCTTTCTTTCCTGTTTTCCAATCCGAGTATGTTGCATTCACCTCGGTAAGCCCTGCCATCCTGATGCCTTCCTTTTCAAATGCTGCGAGGGTTTCGATCAGGCTTGAAAATGTACTGCTTATCGTAAATTTGCTGATGCCGTTTTCCTTTAAAGCCTTTACAATTTCCGGAATGTCGTAATCCCAGATGACTCCGTTGAAATCAATGTTATCGTTTCCTGTTTCCTGGCAGTCTCTGTATGCTGCAAACAATGTGCTGTTGATTCCGTAATCCTTAAGGCTTCCTCCCTTGTTCATGGCTTTTTCAAAAATCTCAATCTTCTTCATGGTCTTGTACCTCCGCTTTTTTCTTTGTTTTCCCTTTCGGTAGGTACATATTCGCTCTAAACGCTGATTA